TGGCTGTCCCGTTGTCGTCGGGTCCGGGGTGTATGTCTGGACAAAGTCTAAATCCTTAAACAATAAAAACTCTGCATCACCGCTTACATCAATACTCAACGAAAAAGGAGCAAGAAAATCAGACGGCGCAGCCAAGTATTGATTCCCTGTGGTCATGGTGCCGAACTGGTTTTTCTGAAACAAATTTAACTGCACACTCTTTAGTATGCGCTCTTCGGCCAGCCGAATAAACAACGGTAAGTTATTTACAAACGTTGTCTCATCGTTTTCCGTATAATCCTGAATGGCCTGTTTCAGTTCGCCATATGTCATCGTCATGTTGTCACCGTCACTGTGCCCACTGAACCTATAGCCACCAAGTTATTGGGAGGCGAAAGACCCTCAATCTCGTTAAACCCTACAGGATTCCACCCATATTGTGTAGCCCTTTGCTCGGGCAACCCGCCTTCCGGGCGAGGATTACGCAACGCTTGCGGATCCGGAGACGCTTTCGGAGGAAACAACTGAGGATGCTTAGGCTCAAACTCATCAGGGCCAACCTTCGCACCTGTCCACTCCACCTTCATTTCTCGAAGACGGTAACGACGGCCCGATCTGTCCGATATTCCCCATGCGTGTTTGCCCGAAGCGTATGCCATTACACCCTCAAATACTGAATACTAGGCTGCAACTTCAACGGAACACGATCCTCGTCTTCATCTGCTGCACGTTGGAACTCTTCCTCATACACAGACTTTAAAAGCTGGAGCCTGTCTGGAGATCGTTTCATCGCAATGTAATAAGCCAGACCCGCAACCATACAAGGGTAAAACCTAAAGGGCATGTCAGTGGTGTTGACCAGAGTATCTGCATCCTCAATCCGCTGCACATAGTAGTAAATGATTTGATCCGTAGAGTTCTCAGGAACAGCCCAAAGATTAATTACAGGGCTAATCTGGCGATTAAACCAAAACTGGCTGGGACGACCCTGCGTAGTTTTGTTGGGAAGAGTAACGTAATCCCCCCGACTAATCCGTTCTACCTCATAATCAGTGTTGCCCCGACGAAGCACGATCTCCAACACATCAACAACATCAGGCAACAACGTTTCCTGAGCCTGACCTTGGGTAAGGGTTATCGTGCCCTGCTCCACAGTCCACATGTTAATGCCACGATTTGCCCATTCAGCAAACATCAGGTTCAAAGACCGACGCGCCGTCCGAGCATCATAACCAGTGCGAACCTCCAGCCCGCACCGCTCAAACGCCTCCTCGATTATCTCACCGACATCGAGGTTAAAGTCTCTTGAACCTGAAGTAGCCATCTATCAACTCATGTTATTATGGGGTTTTGGTTGGTCTTTGTCATGACACAACCGCCATTTGCGTAACCATTAACCTTACCGCCACGCATCATCTTTACCTCACCGCCACGCATCATACCGACACGACCGCCGCGCATCATTTTACCAACGCCATCAGCAGCGTAATCAGGGACCATTTTTCCCTGCTTGTTCTTAACCATGTTTAATTTACCCGGCATTTTACTGTCTCCTGTTTCTACGCGCCAAGATATGGCGCTCATAATCCTGTGGGTCGTAGTTTGTATAATAACCTAGTTTTTCCAACTTTGCAGCAGCGTTTTCTAACTCTGTCCAACGCTGTATAAAAACAATGGCGTGTTCTCTTAAATACGCCAGAAGCCATATGTCTATTCCTGCCGACTCAAAAAACCTATTAAGCGCCATGCATTCTTGTTCTAATTTATCATAGTCATAATCGTAACTGTAATCAAAAACCATCGTGACTTTGTAACCAGTGCTAAAAAACTTCGCGGCTTCATGTAAAACATCCGTCCACAACCCGTCAGAAACCAAGATCTTTACTTCATGGTTCTCAACCGCAGGCAAAGCAAAAGGACAAGCCGCAACACCGTTCGTGTGTGCAGTGGGTTTAGATAATTCCTCTGCCCAATCCCGTATCAAAACACTCTTACCAATCCGCCGGTAGCCTTTTTGTTTTTCCAACTTATCCGTTTTGAAGATTTCTTCTTCTTTGCTGCGGACGTACATTGCGCCATCGTAGGCCGACATGCGGGATAGCTTTTGCGCTTTTCGCCTTTCTTGCGGCCGCACGGCTTTCCCGTTTTACAATCAACCCAGCCCTTCCCTTTGTTTTGGGAGAACCATTTTCGCAAAGAGTTCTTTTCCGCCATCAGTACGTCCTCGTACTTTTCCGCCTGCTCTCCTCGACGCAACCACAACCAGACGCAATGATTCCACCGCCGCGATACCTATTACGAGCAGGGCGTTTTGGGTTATCAACCGCCGTCATCAAACCACCAGTAGCCGCTTTCTTAGTAGAGTTTCCCCAGTTGGCGGCTCCCACTTTTCGACACTTGGCTACCGCTCCGCTTGCGTAAGCCGAGGGCCAAACCTTGTATCTCGCCTTGACCTTTTTTGCGCAAGCGTCGAGCTTTTTCTTTTTCTTTGCCATTATTCCGTCCCTCCGGTGGTGTGGATATTTGGAACGACATTTGTCCACGACTTATCATAGTTAGCCTGCCTCACTAAAAAATCCTGCCACATGGGCTTTATCATCTTATAGTTTTCCTCAACCCGATAAGACACAACAGCTAACTCAGATTTCATCGCATAGAGTTGAGTTGATCCCCAACCTAAAAGACCAACCACAATAATCGATGTTATATCTGAAAAGTTCACTTTCATCACGTTACCACATCTTGCACGACCAATAACGGGCCGTAAGTTTATCCAACTTCTTTGTGTCGCAACCATGCCTAGCCCGGAACGACTTCCTGCGCTTAGGGTTTGATTTCTTAATGGTCATCTTGGCATCGCCAAACCGAATTATCTTCTCTTTCCCATTAGCGCAGGCTTTTACAACAGACTTCTTGCCGCCAGAGATCTGACGCTTGGGTTTGTTGCATTTCATTTTGGACTTGTCGATCTTAGCCATAACTACTCCACTATCACTGATATGGTGGTGTTGGCGGGAATCGAAGCGTACACACCTTTTTTAGCTAGTATACCGTCCCCGGGAAGAAATATTTCATCCATACCTTGAGATGTCTCATCGACTCTAAGTAATACCTTTCCTGACGCTTCTGAATCGTTGTCGTAAAGTACGACATGCCCTGTGGCACCTGATTCATAGGTCAAAAGCACACCTTGTAGGCGGCAGCGTCGAGCTACCAACGCTGCCGAAGTTTGTGAGTAAAACGATGTTACCTCACTACCAACCATCTCGCCACCTACGACAAGATAATTGTGAGTTCGTTAGCCGACCCTGTAAACGCTGAGACATAAACACCGCTACTTGCGATGATGCCATCATCAGGAATGTTCATTACATGATGACCCGTAGGAAACTTTTGCGTAAGCAAAGTATCCCCGCTTGCGCTACCGTTTTTCAACGTAAAAGCACCCGCAGCCGCCGCGTAAATTACAACCTGCCGTAAACGTGATCGAGTCGGACCAACAATCGCAGCCGTTGTGCCTTGAACCCAATTATATGCGGTTACTGGACCTGCCATAAGAGCCTCCTATTAAGCGAGGTTATTGTTTTGCTGATACAAAATAGTAAACCGTACTTCTCCAGCATTTGTTGCCGCTGACGCAGTGACCGTCAAACGAATGTCCGCTGTGCCCGTGTCTTCCCAAGCCAGTGCAGCGCCAGCTTCTGTGGTCGGATACTTACGACCTGCTGTTGTACCACTCGCAAAAGTGTTTAAGATTGTAGACGCACCGCCCACTGTATCACCAACGCTCAAGTTAGTAGTCGCGTTCGCCGCTGTAATCACATCAATCACACAATCTATGATCTGTGAATTAGCAGGAATAACAACGTCCGTTACTTGAGCAGCCAGTGCGCCACCAGATAAATCTGCGGCAAAAGTCTGCGCCATAACGACTTGACCAGTGTTTTTAATATTTGATCCAAGGGTTGTACCCGTGGTTTCTTTAATGGTCCCTGCTTTAATAGGACCTGAAAAAGTTGTCGTACCCATGTCGATCTCCTGTC